AATCTGCCTTTTTCTATAGTAGGAAGTTGCCAACCATCGGGAAGTTCAGAACCTTGTACAAGCTCCCAACCTTCTCGAAGTCTATAACTTACGTTATTTGCATCTTCTTGACCTAAGAAAGACTCCCTAATCCATCGGTAAACATAACCTTCAGGTGGTTCGGGTGTCTCCAGCTTCTTAACTGGTCTCCATGGTGTTCTGCGAGCTTCTTTATCGTGCGTCTCGGAATCACGAGTGTGTCTAGCTGTATCTATATCTTTATCTGCCATTATCTTGCCTCTCTTTGTGAAATTTTTTGTTTCTCTTTGGCTACTCTTTTCAACCAATCTTCTTCAGACATGTTGTAAGGTTTTAGCCCTCGTAGGCGGTCTAACTCAGACTTAGAAAAAGTCACGCCGTTATTCTTGCCTTGTGTTTTTTGCCTACTTCCTACGGAAGCTGATGCGACTCTTTGCACAGCGGGTCTTTCATCATTTTCTTCGGCTTTTTTTGAAGTACCCAAATCAGGGTAAACTTTAAAAACTCTTGTATTCAACTCACTATAATAATCGTCAGAATCAGGCTCATAGCCCTCATTAACGAGATTAAAGTGTGTGAAATAAGCAAACTGTGTTGCTTCTTTGTTCGTGTTGTCAGTATCGTCACCATACCATTTATTGCTACTAGCCCAATCTAAGGCTTCAGGCGTAGGATCAACTTGTTGCTGTTGTACTTGCTGTTGCTGGTACACTGGCTGTTGAGCAAGTTGTGCCTGTTCAGCATCTCTTCTGTTTTTTGCTAACCTGACCTTCTCTTTCTGTATAGAAAGATCACTTTTTAGCGTATCTGCTTTTGACATCAGTTCAGCATCACCAGATTCCACTGCCTTCTTATAAAGGTCATCAGCCTGTTGTTCTTTTGCTTGTAGAGACTGCTCTTCAGCTTGCATAAGCTGATTTCTGGTCTGGTTCCAGTCATTCTTGTAAAGAGCAGCTTCTTGTTCTTTTTCTGCTAAAGTTTGCTGTAATAAAGCTGCTTTTTCTTCAGCTTCTCTAGTTCTTGCATTTAGTTTGTTGATTCTTTTAGAAACACTTTTAGTATATTTATCTAATTCGTCATCAGATTTAACCTCGTTATCAACGGGTTTTTCTTCAACATCTTCAACAACTTGTATGTCTAACTCTTGTTCTTCAACCATTTCTGTTTGATTTTCACTCATTATAAACTCACTATGTCATCTGGATTAGAAATCGTACCTATAACTTCATCGTCATTAATGATTCTAACTTCCGCACCATCATCTAATTTAAACCTAGCTCCAGCGTACCTTCCAATAAGTACCCACTGCTTCTCTTCGCACCAAGGAGCTCCATATTTTGCTTCATCGCCATAACAAAGTGGTCCCTTTTTAACCACATAAGCAACTACTGTCGCCAGTGATTCTTTATCAACCGCTTCTTTTGTTAAAACAATTCCGCCCTTCGTAACACCCTTACCACGATAAGGAAGCACTAAGATTTTCCAACCTGTTGGTTGAGGCATACGATCTAAAGCACTAGCATCTAATTTTGTAGGGTCTAATACGACCTCTTCTGGATTTACATACGCAGAAGATAAATCAACCAAATCCTTCGGATTTTTTGCTATTTCAATTTCACTCATTGTCTACCTTAAAGTAATTTTTTATAAAATCTTGTATAAAGTATATAGCTTCTAGTTGTCCTTGCAAGTATTTATGGTGTTCTATATCTTTCAAAGCTCCAGACATATAAGTTTCTGCAACTTGATCTTCCTTTTTTTTAAGCTCCTTTCCTAGCTTTTCTGCAAAATCAATAGAATCCATTACGTCTTCATCTTAAACTCTAAGCCTTGTGTGGCAGCTCCGCCACCACGACACTTAACTACCTTGCCACCTTTGTTTTTATACTGCACTTTAACGCCTTTCTTTTTAGCAGCGTTCTTAGCCATAGCTATTCCTTTGGGCGTATAAGAGTAATGTTTACTTCCTACTTTTGGCATTTTATTTCTTCTTTTTAGAGCCCGCTGGTCTTCCTCTTTTCTTAGGAGCGGGTTTAGTTGCTTTCTTCTTAGGGGCTACTTTTTTTGTAGCCTTTTTCTTTTTCGGTTCTTCTTCTACCACAACCTCTTCTACAACCTCAACTTTATTCACTTCAGCAACAACAGGTTCAGGGTTAGGTACAACTCCGCCAGCATCGATAATAGCTTGCTTTGCTGCTATTCTTTTGTCAGAAGCCTTTTTTCTTTTCTCTTCTTCAAGAGCTTTAGCTTCTGCTTCTTTAATCTCAGCCTGTCTCGCCAGTTTCTTTTCTTCTCGCAATTTTTTCATTGCTTCTCTTACATAAGATGTAGTCATATTAATTTCCTCGCATTTTTTGTTCTAACTCCAGCAACTTAAATTCAGCTTGCTGTTGCAATCTATCTAAAGCCACTTGAAGTTTATCATCAGCAATAGTTTTTTGTACATCTAAACGTCTTTGTTGTAGTTGTGCATCAACCATTGCATTATCGGACATAGCCTGTTGTTTTAACTCGAACTGTTCTGCGTCCATATCCAGTTCTTTGTCTTTTAGGGCTAATTCTTGTTGTCTTATTGCAACCAAAGGATCAGTCTCATCGGATTGTCCTATTGAGGACAAGAATTGATTGGTTAGTTCAGCCAATATGGGTGAGCTCATTTGATCCATCATCATCTGTAGTTCTTGCTGTATTTGTTGCGCCTGTTCTGGAGTAACTTGTTGCATTTGTTGTTGTAAGGCAGCTATTCTTTGTTGTAATTCAGGAGGCATTTGCTGTTGTGCCAGCTGACTTGCAAAGAACTGAATATGTTGCATAACATGACTTATTATTAAAGATTGTATTTGTGGATTCTCTTTCACAACTTTCGTTAAAAATAGACTTTGATGCGCTTCTATGTGCGCCTCATGGTTCTGTTGTTCAAATGCTTGAGCTGGCTGTCCTAACAACAAACCACTATTTTCTAAGCCCGCATCTACAGGCTTTGGAGTCATGTCTGGTGGAGGTTGTAACAAAGACTCAATATTATCAACTCCTAATGCACTGTACATTCTGCTGTAGGCTTCATATATACCAGTAGGTCCATGCACTTGTGGGTTAGACTGAACCATTTGTAACAGCTCTTGTGCCATGGTTATTCTTTGGCTTTGTGAGAATATGTTTGGGTCAGATACAGGAATAATATCGACACGCTCATCAAAATCACTAAGTTTAATATCTCTAGGTCCTGAACCTGTTTCATAGTCATAAGTAGGAGGTAGATAGTCTGCAAACACTTTAGCTAAAAGATTAAATTCTAACCTTTGTGCATAATGTAAACGCTTATGTATGGCGCTCATAACCTTAGTGCCACGCTCTAATAACGCCACTGTGGTGCCTACAGGCATGGCTTGGTTCATATCGCCAACATTCATGTCTGATATAGCTGCAAAACGCTTTCCTGAATCAACCAATATGGCTAAAAGTTGCATCAATACATTACTTGGTTCTTTAATCGGTAATGGTATGAGGTTTTCTCTTAATGACCCGCCTGTAGTGTCTATATCTCTAAATTCACCCGGTTGCAATGGATCGGCTTCGTCTCTTATACGCATACCTCTAGCTTTAAAGCCAGCTGGTAAGTTAGCCAAAGTACCAGCATCAATGAGCTGTCTTAGAATAGATGTTGTTGCCTTAGAAAGACCTCCTATCATGTGCGACAAGCCTAAGCCGTAGAATCCTAACCCCGGTAAGAACTTATATTGCACAAAATAGTTAATCTTATTTTTTGAAACGTCTTGTGGGTTAAAATTACGCCTAATTGACAAGACTGTGCTTGATTGTTTGTCTATGGTTACTATGTAAGGCAACTTCAGTCCAGTTGGAACTCCCTCTGCATCTACATCTTCATAGCCCTCTAAATCAAGTATTGTGTGTATTTCGTATATAGTACGGTTACGATCTTCTGTGTAACTCGGCGATATTCCTTGAATTTCGTCTATTTCTTCAGTTACATCGTCACGATCTTCATAAGATTCTTCTGGAATTTCTACGTCTGCATAAAAACCAGTTAATTGTTGTTTTTTAACTTCATTCCTTGACATGCTAATAACATGCGTCACCCTTTCAGCTGTAGATATGTCAGGAGCTTCGTAAGGAACTATTAAATCTTCTGGTGGTATAAATTTAGATACAGCTCTATTTAAAACGAAATCAAAGTAAATTTTCTTAAAAGCTGAACCCGCTAAAGGTAAATAAAACAACATTTGGTCTAGCTCTGGGTCATAATCTTCCATTACATTTAATATGTAATAGTTCATAAACTCTTGCACTCTTTCTGCTTGTGATTCTGTTGCTGCGGTTCTTTGACCGATTATCTGAGTTTTAACAGGTCCTTTAGTTGGTAGTAGCTCCTTATATGCCTGACCTTGGAACTGGGTAACGGCTTCTGCCAAAATTGGGTGAATAACACCACTGGAACCTTGAAATGGCTGAGAGCGACTTTCATCAAACTTCATACCTAGATATTGAAGACCGTCTTTATAAGTCTTTTCCCACTCGCTTCTTGACTCTAAATCGTTCTTTATAGAGTCTATCAAGTTAGAAGCCAGTTTGTTTAATTCGTCTTCTTCTACAAATTCAGCCAAGTTATCAAAAAAGGAATCTTGGTCTTGTTCTGGTTCTTGCATTAATTCTTCTTCGGTGAAGACTTGTTCATCTTGAACCAAAATATTAGCAGCTTCTCTTATTTGGTCTTGCCTTGATGGTTCTGGTATAACTTCAACAGATGTATCTAAATCTACTATATCTGGATCAGTTTCTGTTCCTAATACTCTTTCTATTGCCATATCAAATCCTAGTGTAACATTATTTTATCAGTTGTCTCTTCTGGTTCATCTAAATCTTCAACTGGTATAAATCCAACGAGCTCTCCCTCAAGTACCAGTCCCTCAAACTCTGCCACTGCCAATGCAGTTTCTTTTGTTTTAGCATAAATTCTAGGTCCCACATATTCTATGCCATCCCAAACAAAAGAGGTTACCCATATTCGCATTAATAATAAACCGTCCTGTCCTTTTTTAGTAATTGTACCTCATCTTGGTAGTCTTCTTTTAATGACAGAAAGCCACCCTGTCTAAAGCGCATTAAAGCCATAGTTGCGCTATCACAATAGTCATCGTTGTCACCATAAGGAAAACTAGCCATCTCTTCAACTACTTCTTCTGCAAAAGTTTCTTCTGGCATCCAAACCATTCCAGATTCAAATATTGGTGCAACACTATTCATCCTAGCAACCTTGTCTTGTCCTCTGCTTGGAGAATAAGCAGTTACTGGTATTCCCATGCGCCTTAATTCCTGTGTAAGAGGCGTTCCTGATGCCTTGGCTTCTATTAATATACAGTCTGGTTCCCAATACTTATACTCATCAAAGGCTAGACGTTTTAGCTCAGGAAAGTCCACACGAACTCTTTTTGCATCTAATAAAATTATATTTGGCGTGTCGTTCTCTTCGTCTATAAAGATAGCCCAAGTTGTTATTGCAGAATAATCAGCAGTCTCTTTCTTAGAAAACGCAGTATCATAACTTTGTATAACATAATCATATTCTGGTACGCTTTCTCCGTTCCACTTCCTCCACCACTCTCTTTTTACTATTGAACCTTCTTCAGCTGTAGGGTTTTGCATCCATTGTGAGTTCCATTTGGCTACTGGAAGCGATGCTTTAACACTAAGCAATTCTTCTTTTTTCCAAAACTCACCCCATAATGGCTTGTCTGTCTCTGGCATAATTGCCGGAAACTCAACAACTTCCCATTGGTCTGCGTTCTCTTCTCCTTGTTTCTTTAATACCTTACCTACCAAGTCTTTGGTACTCCAACGAGTCATTACTATGACTATGGTTCCTCCCGGTTGTAATCTCTGTCTAGGACCTGATGTATACCATTCATAAGCGGTATCTAGTGCTTTAGGCGAAAGAGCGTCTTGCTCAGAATGAGGGTCATCAATAATCAATAAATCAGCACCACGACCTGTAATGGCACCGCCTACTCCAGCATAGAAAGACTCACCTTCTTCATTTGTTGTCCATCTACCAGCACTTTTGTTGTCTGCTTGTAGCTTTAGGTTAGGGAAAATAAACTTAAAATCTTCACTATCAATTAGGTTCCTTACTTTTCTACCAAATCGCACAGCTAATTCTGCCGTGTGTGTACATTGTATTATCTTCAAAGCACCATTTAAGCCCATCATCCAAGCTGGAAAAAAGGTTGAAGCAAATTCTGATTTAGAGTGTCTGGGAGGTAAACAAACGATTAGTCTTTTTAGTTTACCTTGAGATATACGATTGAATTTATCAGCAATAATCTTGTGATGACGACCTTCAATAAAAGTGTCGCCCCACATGTGTTTAACAAAAGATAAAAAATCTACATGACAATTAGACTGCTTATCTATTTGTTCATAACGGTTCAATAAAGCCAGAGCTTCTGTTTTGTCTTGCTCAGACAAAATATCAAAATCTTTTATCGATACATTCTTCATATCTTCAAAAGCGGACTAGGTAGCTTGATAGTGACATACATTGGTACTACCTAGCCCTAGTGCTAATGGAGTAGCACTTACGCTAAGTATAAGGCATTTCATTGATTTAAACCTCTAACCATTCTTTATTTTCAAATAAAAGTGCTTCTGCTTCTCGCCTTCTTATCAACCCTTTCAAAGTCTGTCCACCAGCCTTATTCCAGCGTTTAAATTGTGCTGGTATTTCATCGTATTTCTCTAAATTTAATAGCTTCAAAAGTGTTGATTCGCCTAAGTTTTTTGGTCCTAAATTGAACGTAAAAGCAACCAATGCAGAAAATTGACTTGGTGTAAGCTCTACTGTGACTAAATCATTAACATAGCCTTCAAATTCTTCTAAATCTGTGACAAGCATTTGTTCTGCTTCTTCTTGAGTGCAAGAATCGCCATCTTTTACACCAGCAGTATGCCCATAACCGATTGTTG